GCCGAGAAAACGGCGCTCCGAAATTCAGACTTTGCCTGGAGGTTTTCCGATGGCCCCTCGAGGTCGACCTCCGAAGCCCGTCGAGCAGCACCGCCGCACTGGCACGTTCAACGCGGCCAAGCACAATCGCGGCGCCCTGGTTGCGGTTGAGCCGGTCACTTTGGCGCCGTACCAGAAGCCAGCCTCGGACCTGTTTGCCGAAATCATGGACGCCGGCTCGGCCTGGTTCGCCCGCACCGACTCGGTGCAGCTCGCCATGTTGCGGGAATCGCTTGAGGAGCGTGAGCGTCTACTGCCGGTGGCCGAGTCGTCGACCGAGGCACGCAAGCAGCTGCGCGAACTCAATCGTGAGATCGCCGACTGGCTGACTCAGCTTGGATTCAACCCGACCGCTCGGGCCCGCCTCGGGCTGGCCGAGGTGAAGGCCGCTTCGACGCTGGAGAAGTTGCAGGCGAAGCGCACCAAGTAGACGGAGCCTCCTGCGCATGGCACCTCGAAAGATCAAGGGCTGGCCGCCGGCCATCCTGACTCCTGTCCCGGCTGCGGATATCAAGCGCGGCGACGGCCCCCTAGTCACCGAGTTCATTGAGGCGTTGTGCCCTCAGGTGAAGGATTCGGTTGGCGGTCGGGCTGGTGAGCCGCTGCTGCTGCGTCCTTGGCAGCGCAAGCTGATGGACCATCTTTGGGCGCGTCGAGCGGATAAGCGGCTGCGGGCCAAGGTCGCTTTGGTTGGCTTGCCTCGTAAGAACGGCAAGTCGGCGCTGGGCTCGGGGATCGCGCTGTACGGACTGTTTATGGGTCCTCGAGGCGGCGAGGTTTACTCGTGCGCGGCTGACCGGGACCAGGCGCGCATCGTGTTTGGTGCGGCGAAGCAAATGGTGGAGATGTCGCCTGAGCTTGCCGAGCAGGCGAAGTTGTATCGGGACGCTATCGAGATCCCGGCGACGGGCTCGGTTTATCGGGTGCTCTCCTCCGAGGCGTTTACGAAGGAAGGCTTGTCGCCGACTCTGGTCGTCTATGACGAGCTGCACGCCGCTCCGAATCGTGAACTCTGGGACGTGATGACGCTGGCGCAGGCCGCGCGTTACGACGCCTTGACTTTAGCGATTACGACTGCTGGGGTGCGCACGGACTCCACGGGCCAGGACTCGGTGTGCTACGGGCTGTATCAGTACGCGCAGCGGGTCGCGGCTGGCGAGGTTGAGGACCCGTCGTTTTTCGGGGCTTGGTGGCAGGCGGACCCTGACTGTGACCACCGCGACCCGAAGAACTGGCAGATCGCCAACCCTGGCTATGGCGACATTCAAGACCCTGAGGATTTTGAGTCTTCGGTGAAGCGGACCCCGGAGGCGGAGTTCCGCACGAAGCGCACCAACGTGTTTGTGTCCTCGCAGCAGGCTTGGTTGCCGCACGGCGCCTGGGACGAGCTGCCGGAGATGTCGCCGGTAGATGACGGCACCCCGGTCGTGCTCGGCTTTGACGGTTCGTTCTCAGGCGACACGACGGCCATTGTCGGCGTGACGATTGAGGAGACCCCGCGCGTCTGGCTGGTCGATATGTGGGAGAAGCAGCCCACCGACCGCGATGACTGGCGGGTGGACATTGGCGGCGTTGAGGCTCGGATCTTGGAGACGTGCGGCCGGCTCAATGTGGTTGAGGTTGCGTGCGACCCGTACCGCTGGCAGCGGTCGATGGAGGCGCTGGCCGAGGCCGGGGTTCCGATTACTGAGTACCCAAGCTCAAGCCCAGCTCGCATGGTCCCATCGACGGCCAAGTTCTTTGACGCGGTGGTATCAGGCCAGGTCGCGCACGATCATGCTCCCGCTCTTGCCCGCCACCTGGACAACTGCGTCATCAAGACCGACCAAAAAGGGCCCCGCGTAGTGAAGGAACACCGGGGCTCTCCTCGCAAGATTGACGCCGCGGTTGCGGCCATCATCGCTTTTGACCGGGCTACCCATCGCCGCGAGGCGGAGCCCGAAGCACCTGTCGCCAGTTTCTTCTCAGTCTAGGAGCCGTATGCGCATCGCACTTGCTTTGCAAATCGCTGGCTGCGCTGCGCTCATTGTCGGGTGCGCGCTGGTTGCGCCCTGGCTCGGGTTCGTTGTCGCTGGGGTCTGCGGCCTGGCTTTCGGTGTCGCGCTTGAGAGAGGCCTCTGATGCTCGGAAACTTGTTCGGCGGTCAGCCGATGGAGGAGCGGAACCTCTCCTACCAGCAGGTCTGGGGCTCTGGCATCGACGTTTCGGGCTTCGCCACCTGGGCCGGCACGGTCGTCAACCAGAAGAACGCCCTCGAGATTGGTGCGGCCTACGCTTGCGTCCGCCTGCTGTCGGACACGATCTCAACTTTGCCGGTGGACACGTTCATTCGGCGTGACGGCAACCGGCTCCCCTACCGGCCGCGGCCCGCTTGGGTGTACGAGCCTGAGGGCCCCGGCTCCAGCCGCATTGAGTATTACAAGCAGATCGTCGTCTCCATGCTGCTCTCTCATGGCGCGGTGGTGCAGATCCTCCGCAACGGCAACGGCGACATCGTCGCTTTGCAGCCGCTTGACCCGACCCGCGTGGACATCCGCCGCAACCCGGCGACCCGGCTGCGCGAGTTCGTCATCGACGGCGGCCAGGCCGTCCTGCCTGGCGAGGACGTGCTCTACATCCCCGAGATGCGCCGCCCCGGTTCGCTCAAGGGTGTGAGCCGGGTTGACGAGCTGAAGCAGACGCTCGGCTTGGCGAAGGCTCTGGATGAGTTCGCGTCGCGGTACTTCTCCAACGGTGCCAACACCTCGGGAATGATTGAGTTTCCTGGCAACTTGACGCAGGAGCAGGCGAAGGATCTGGTTGACGCTTTTGAGGCTGGGCACAAGGGCTTAAAGAAGGCTCACCGTCCTGGCGTGCTGTCGGGTGGCGCGAAGTTTGTGAAGACGGGCTCGGATGGTGAGCAGGCTCAAATGCTTCAGAGCCGCCAGTTCGCGGTAGAAGAGGTTGCTAGGGTCTTTCGTTGCCCTCCCAGCATGATCGGATTGAACACTCCCGGCGCCATGTCTTACGCCTCGGTTGAGCACAACGCCATCCAGTTCACCCGCTACTCGCTCACCCCGCTCATCGCCGCCATCGAGGAAGCCCACAACCGCCTCCTCCCGGCCGACGTCTTCCTGCGCGTCAACATGGACGGTCTTCTCCGGGGCGACTCGGCTACGCAGGCACAGGTCTTCTCCACGGCATTGCAGGCCGGATACATGAGCGTCAACGAGGCCCGCGGTCTCATGGATCTTCGCCCGGTCGATGGGGGCGACAGCCCGCGGGTCCCGCTCGCCAACATCGCCGTCGCTTCGGCGGGGATCGTTGAGGAGCGCGAGCGCGTTGAGATGGCCGCGAAACTTGTCCAGTCTGGCTACGAGCCCGCAGCTGTGCTGTCGGCGCTTGGGCTGCCAGCGATGCCGCACACGGGCCTGGCGTCTAACCAGTTGCAGCCGGCCGAGAACGCCCAGGTCTGACGTGCCCGAGGTCCCCGGCTACATGGCGTCCGCAGCCCGCAAGGGGCTGGCCTTCCGAGCCGACGGCTATGGCGGGGACGGCTTGGCGGATCGCACCATCCGAGAGGCCCGTCAGATCGCTGACGGGCAAATGTCCGACGACAAGGTCATTCGGGCGAATGCTTGGGCGGCTCGGCACGCGGTCGACCTTGAGGCGCCGCAGAACAGCGACGGCAACCACCCCGACTATCCCGGCGCGGGCGCCGTGGCTCATTACCTATGGGGCATTGACCCGACGGACCCTGGACCGGCGAGGCGCTGGCTTGAGCGCGAGGCCGAGCGTATCCGCGAGGAAGAAGGACGAAGCATGACAGGCATGGAGACCCGCACTTTCACGGTGGACGACCTTGAGGTCCGCGAAGCCCCCGAAGGTATGAGCTTCGAGGGATACGCGGCCGTGTTCAACTCCCCGAGCGAGCCCCTGCCCTTCACCGAGACAATTGCTCCTGGCGCCTTTGCTCGGTCGCTGAAGTCCCGAAACAACGTCTTCCTTCTGGTGAATCACGACCCGGCCCGCCCCTTGGCGTCAACCCGGTCGAAGACGATGACGCTGGAGGAGGACGGCCGCGGGCTGCTTGTCAAGGCGACCCTGCCGGACACGAGCGACGGCCGCGACCTGGCGGTTCTACTCGGCGGCGGTGGCAATCCGCGCGTGATCGACTCCATGAGTTTCGGCTTCTCGGTCCCTCGCGGCGGCGACAAGTGGAACGAGGACGGCAGCCAGCGCACCCTCCAGCAGGTGCGGTTGCATGAGACATCCATCGTTACGTTCCCTGCCTACCAGGCCACGACCGCTGCGGTGCGCAGCCTGGACATGCTGGCCGAGGCCACGGGCGAAGACGCCGACGCACTCAATGGCGCGCTAGAGGCGCTTGAGCGCGGGGCCACTTTGACGATGGATCAGGCTGGCCTGTTGTCTGCTGTGGTGGCGAAGTTGTCGCCGGAGCCGCAGCCCGAGCCTGTGGTTGAGCCGGTGGCGCACGACCCGGCCCAGATCAACCTGCTCAAGACCAAGCTTGACCTGGCCTTCAAGGCCTGAGACTTCCTGGCCGCGCGAGCCGCGGCTAGGTCCCCGCTCTGAGGAGCC